ATCTTTTTAATGTAGGGTCTGGTTTATTTCCGTCATAAAAACTTGCTGCGTTTATTTGAAATACACCAAAATCTTTTGTTTGATTTGTGTTTGTATTTTCTGCTTCTATATCTAAACCAGATTCAAAAAATGCAGTCATAACTAAAGCAGGTATTAAATCATCATCTACTTTAGATTGCCTTAATGTATCTACAATAAATTCTATATCTGCTTTTGCCACAACTATCCTCCTAAACCTTTTAATCTCATTACTGAATTAGATATATTTGCAACGTTTGTTTTAAGTTTAGCAACATCATCTTGTCTAGCTAAATATCCTGCAAAATCTGTTTTTACTCTTTCTATTAGTCTAGATTGTGCATCAAACTGACCTGGTATAGGCTCTACTGTTGTTGTAGTAGTTCCAGGTTCTCTACCTACAATATTTATCATACCTTCTTCTTCATCCATTTCTGTAATTACTTTACCTGGTGTTGTAGTTGTTGTTACTTCAGGACCTTCTACAGACATTCTTGCTATAGTTTGATCTGTAGAAAATTCTTCTTTTTCTAAATTTTCTAATAAAAGTGCATATCTATTTCTTCTTTTGTTTGTTGGTTCTATTCCTAAAGAATTAAATATTGCATCTACTGTTTGTAATCTAGTAGCTCTATCACTAGGTCTGTATGTTTGAGGAACAAATATTTCTTCTCCAGGATTTAATAATTCTAAATCTATTGCGTAATCATAACCAACACCTGCTTCAAAATTAGATGCAGTCATAGCTTTTATAAGTGCGTTTCTAGTTTCTCTACCTGGTCTTCCATATTCTTGACCATAACTTTCTGTTGTAAACCACTGTGTTCTAACTAATCTATCTTGTAAATTTTTTATTTCTATTTCAGTTAAACTATCTAAAATTACATCTTCACTGCCTGGATAATACCAATTACCATTTTCATTAATTCCATTCAAATACACACTAGCATCTATAAAACCACCACGTCCATCTGGCACAAGTGCAGGATAACCATAAGGTGAAGGAGTTGTAGTTGTTGTTCTATCAAGAAAATCAACATCTGATCCTGCTGGTTCATCCCCTTCAATAGCTCCTAAAATATTTACAGGTTTTGTTTCAGACCAACCTAAATTTTGATATTGAATTAATTGATTTTTTTCTATTTGAATAGATAAAATTTGTCCATTTTCATCAACTTTATATACTGTAATCATAAATTCCTCATTAAGGTGTATACTGATATTCTACAATGTATAAGAACTTTGTTCTATATATTCCTGCAAACTCAGGATATTCTTCTACTACTTGTTTACCCCAATTAAATAAATAATCTCTCATAGCTTGTGTAGTTCTTTCTCTTCCTAAATAATTTATTGCTGCCGATTCTTCATAAAGAACAGTTCTACCATCTTGTGTAACTTTTTTTAATCCTTCTTTGTTTTGTACTTTTTCTACAAAATATAAAAATCCTTTATTGTTTTCATCTCCATATAAAAACTTTTGCAAACCTTTACCAGCTACAGTTGTAAGTATTAAATCATCGTTAGCTGCTTTTTTTAATTCTTCAAATACAACATATCTGCTTACAGGTTCTTTTTTAGGCAAATCTCTAGCTGACGTTCCTAATGGGAATACTTCTAATAAATCTGTTTTAATTGCTGCAAGTTCTGCTTGTGCATCTTCTTCTGACATTTTTTTATTTGTTCTAGCTTCTTTTATTGGTTTAGCTTGATAGTTGAATATAATTCTAAATGCTGTTTCTTGTGCTCTTTCAAGTAATTGATCTAAAGTATAAGATTGTCTTTGACCTTCATCAACTTGATTATAAAAAGAGTTTATATCTAACAAATCATACTCATAAACATTTGGAGCAAACAATGGAAATGTATTTTCAAATTCTTTAGCTTTTTCTGGATGTGCATTAAACCATTCAACTTCTTCTTCTGTTGATGGTAATGTTTTACCTAATGTAGTTGTTTGTCCTTGTATTAAATAAGCAGCTGTGTATATAGAATCCCAGTCTTCAGGTGATTGACCTATTAAAGAAGCTATAGTTTGATAGGCTAAATATTCTTCTCCTGGTTCTACTTGATTTATTAATTGTCTAAACACTGCTGTAATAACTGTTGCTGTAAAATAATCATCATCATATTTACCCATTTCATAATCAGCAGGTAACAAAGATTGTAATACTTCTGATAAATTTTGTTTATCTAAAAAATCTGCTTGTTCTGCTAATCTACCATTTAATTTTAATTTGTAAGCTGCTTCTGCTCTAGGTGATGATGGAGCTATACCTTTAGCCATACTTTCAAAAACATTTAATCTTTGTGCTAAATCAATAGTATCTTTTTCAAACAACTCTCTACCTTCATCTGTTCTAGGATCATAGGGTAAATAACCTTCTAACCAAGCCTTAGTAATTATTTTTGATGCACTAGCAACATCGTTAGCCCACTGTTGTTCATCTAATTCACCTTTAGTTCCTGTGTTGTATGCTTGTTGCATATAAACAGGTAGTTGTCCAACTGTTGCTCCAGGTATTCCAGGATCACCTAAACCGTAAGGAAATATTACATCTTCTATTTTTTGTGTCCATTCTGATTCTGGCAAAAATCTTTTCATAAATTTATAAGAATATTTTGCTATAGGACCTAAACCTGGTAGTGGACTTTGTGTAAATAAGTTAGCACCTTGTACAGGTGAAGCTAAACGTATTTGAACATCATCTTCAAATCCTGCTAAATCTCTATCTTCTATTCCATAAACATACTCTGTTAAATCTGTTGGAGCAGTTACATAATATTTCTCACCTGATGTTGGATCGGTATAAAAGAAACCTGTTGAAGTTCCTCTTTCAGATGCTAATTGTATTTTTCTCATTCCTGCAGGATTATTAACAAACAATCTAGGATAGTTTATAGCTATTTCTTTCCAAGGTTCTAAAAATGGAAATACTAATTTTAATGATTCTGCAACGTAACCTTTTTGATTTAAATTGTATAACAATCTATTGTGCATTTCCAAAGAAAAACCTTTAGCTGCATCATTTATTTCATCAATAGATAGTCTTAAATTTTCTGGTATATTTTTTACAGCATTTTCTACAGAACCATATTTTTTAATTGTTGCTTTTTTCCCAGCTAAATATAATGATTCTACTTCTTTAGGAAGTTTTGATTTTTTTAATAAATCATCAAAATATTTTAAAGCACCTGCTTCTGCAAAAGGTAATTGTGAAGCAACATTTTGCCAATAATATTGTGTAAATGTAGGTATTCTTTGAAGTTCAGCATCAGGGATTTCTCCCATCCAGTACCACATATACTCTGACCCTCTTATAAGTAAATTTTTAATGTCTGCTCCTTGAGCACTATCTACAATCCAATCTGGTATTGGCAATATATCAGGACCTGCAGCATCGTATTTATCACCTAAAAACTCTCTAATTAATTTTTGATTTGAAGGTGTCCATCTAGCAAAATCGTCCATAACAATTTCTTTTCCTTGATAATTAAGTTTTCTATTAACAATTAAATTTAAAATATCTTCATCACCTTTTGTTAAGTCCATAATCCATTCAACATAATCATCTACATATTGGTCTGAATCGTTTAATTTAACATAAGGATTTATAGGTTTACCATCAAAATTTATTCTTGTATCGTTCAATTCATCTCTTATTGTTTTTAAAGAACCATTCCAAAAACTTGCTTTTGTTTTTGATAAATCTGTACCGTCTAAAATTTCTTTAGCAACTGATTGTGCTAAATCACTTTCAATAGGCCATTTTAAATTTAATTGCCAACCTGAAACATATTGTTGTTTATCTATTGATCCTTTAGGAGTTTTTCTCCAAGAGTTTTGTACAAATTCTTTTTGTGCTATTTTACCAAATACATTTGTTGGTCTATCAGCAACTATGCTTTGTACAACAGAATCATACGCTCTTTTTGAAGGTGCAATTCCTTTTCTAAAATCAGCACCAATAACATCGTTATAATAATTTGCCCAAGCCCACGTAGCCATAGGATTTTCTATCCAATTATCTAAACCATCAAGACCCATTCTAAATTGACCTTCTCCAAATAATCTTAACGGCCAAGCAATTCTTGTAATTAATTGTGCTCCTGTCCACAATTTCTGTAATGGCCATAATAAATCAGGTATAGACCTGATAGTTACAGGAGCAAATTGCAATAACATATCTCCTTTTCCTACAACATCTTTAAGTAATTTTTCAACGGGAAGTTTTGCTTTAGTTGCATCTGGTAAATTTTTTACAAATTGTTGTGCAAGATTAACTAACTTAGTATCTCCTAAATCTATATTTACATATTTTTCTACGGTTCCTAATGCTCTTCTTATATCTAATGGTTTACCTAAACTCCATACTTCATTAAAGTGTTGCCCTATATCAAATGGTGTTGCCAATGGAATAGGAGAACCATCAGGTCCAGGTATATTTCTTTGTCCGTTAAATATTTTTTCTATTGGACTGTATTGTCCACCTTCTTGTTTTGATAATTTAGCAAAATAAGATTTTACATCAAAGTCACCTCTTATTTTTCCTTGGAGTTCGTCAAAATATTCGTCAATAAAAGTTATAGTTTTTTTTGAAAAACCATCTGCTTTTAATAAAATTTTTGATTGTTCTCTTAATTTTTCAAACATAACTTTATTCATCCCTGCTCTATTACCTTTAACAGCATTTTCTGCAAACTCTATAGATAATTGATTTGCAATATTCATAGGTATTTTAAATTCAACTAACCATTGATTAAATACTTTTACTGAATCTTGTGCATCTCTGTATAAAGCACCTGCATCAGGTGTCCATTCTCCAAATTTAGAATAAGGAGCTTTATCACCTTTACTCCCTTTTTTAATTGCATCAACCATATTTTTGTTATAACCAATGCTATTTTTAGTTCTTATTAGAGGAGGTATTCCTATACCTTGATTTTTAGAAACAAACACCGTTAATGCTTCTTTTACTTTGTCTGCTGTATTAGCTTTTACTAAATCTAAAGCTAATTCAGGGTCTTTTACAGCATCAAATATTCTTTTAAAATCTCTTGATTCTACATACGCATTTACAAAAGGTTCTGATTTAGAACTGTTTAAGTATGTTTTTATAATATCAGGTATTTTTTCTATATCACCATTTCTATATGCTTGTTGTATTTTACCCTGTGTACTTTTAGCAAATTTAAAACCTTTATTTACTTTACTTGCAACAAGAAAAGGATCTGTAACAATAACTTTGTAAAAATCAAATACTCCAGAAACACCACCGTATAATTTACTATCAGGGTCTATACCAATAACATCTTCTAAATATCTACCCGCAGTAATATTTCTACCACGATATTTTGGTGCTTCTTTTAATGCTTCTGATTCTGCAAAAATGTTACCTTGAGGAAAATATCCCTCACCAAAACTTTTCCATACAGCTCCAGGGTCTTGACCTTCTTTAATTTTTTCTAATGCTAATCCTGCAGTTGAAGGACCTACATTTTTATAATTTCTAGAAAAAGTTTCTCCTACAGTTTTTTTTAATCCAGGCGGTACGCCTTTACCTAATAAACTAGATAATGTAAGTGCAAAACCAGCTACTCTTCCAACACGTTCAATTTCATCTATTTTATCTCTTTCTTTTGCAACATCGTACATAGTAACATTAGGATCACCAGCTAAACCTTTTGCTTCTAATTCTGTTAATTCTTTTTTTCTAGCATTAGCTACTTCTTGAAATGGTGTTTCTATAACTTCTTCTGCTGTTTTAACAAAACTTCTTACAGGTTTTCCTACAGTAGAGTTTGCTAAACCACCACCAATTAAAGATAAAACACGAAAGATACCTTTAAAAGTTCCATAAACAGGTTCATCTTTATATGCAGATTTGTTCCAAAACTCCATACCTAAAGGTGCTTTAAAAGCATCTCCTACTGCGTTAAATACTTTTCCAAAAGTAGAATTAAACATAGCTGAATTTACTACATCATTACCTATAGTATTTGGAAATGATGGTTGTGATTTAGGTACAGCTTTGTACTGTAATTTTAAAAGTTCTTCAAATTGTTTATTATCAAGTCCTTTTAAAACTGCAGAAGATATTAAACCTTTCTGTGCTGTAGGATATAATTTTGATAACTCTGTTACTCTATCTATTTGTTCTTTTGTAACTTGATTTTTTTTCTTGTTGTATGATAACTCAAGCAATCTATTTTTTTCGGTTATCTGTGTGTATTCTTCACCAAAAGTGTATGGTCCAACAGGTTCTTTTCGCATACTACAAATTATATGCTTGTCTTAAAGCATCCACATCCGAGTTGTCTGCTAAGTCAGCAAACACTGTAAAATCTAAATCTCCTATTTCTTGTGAACTTAATGATACTCCACTAGCTCCAGCAGTTAAAGATTCGCTATCTCTTTCTGTATCTCTTAAAATATTTAAAGATTTGTTTGCATTTTGTAAAGGAGTTATAACAGGTTCTCCAGCCATATTCATAGCAACAGATTCTTCTTCTGCTACTGTTTGCACACCTCTTGTATTATCAATATTATTTGTTGCAGCAGGTTGAACATTTGTATTTCTATTATTTATTTCTGGTATTGATTCGTTTATAGGTCCTGTTGTACCGTATGTTAAACCTGTATATTCTGGAGCTTTTTTAGTTTTCGGTCTGACCATCTTCATCCTCGTCATAAAACATAAATGTAGAACTTATAATCATATAACCAAAAGGAAAAGCTAAAGGTGGCATTTGATCTGTAAATATTCTAGGTTCTATTAAACCTTCTTCTAGTAATATATCGTCACACAGTTCATCTACATCATCTAAAGAATTAAATACTATATCAGCAAATTTTTGATTAATAGACATTATCCTCCTAGACCTTGTAATAATTGTGCTATGCCTGGTGGAGGACCCTGTGGTGGTAGGGAACCTCCTCCAAGCAATTCTTGTTCAGCCACTGGTATTTCTGGTTCCTCTGCAGTAAAGAATTTATCTAAGATATTTTGCATATCATCAGGGTTCTTTCTTATCTGCACAACCGCCATCGTTGCTTTAGGATCTCCTTGTTGTGCTTGAGCCAATAATGTGTCAAATAACACACTGTCTGCTTTTTCTTTTGTAATTCTATCGTTTACTCGTACTAAATTATCTAGTCCGTCTAAGTTCTCCTGTAAAGTTTGTTTATCAATAATACCTGCTTGTAATAGCTGTAAACCTGTAACAATTTTTTGTGGTTCGTCATATCCAGCCATAGCTCCATAAACTCTTCTAGTTTTATAAGAACCCATAATGTCTTTAGACGGATCATACTTTTCAGAATAAAATTGATTGTCGTAATATCCGGACAAGTCTTTTGCTTTACCACCATACATTTTTTCATCCCACTCAAGTCTTTTAGCATCAATCATTTCTATAGCATCAGCCATAACTGTGTGATATTCTCTAATCATAAGTGACATAGACGCACCTAGTTCTTCTAATCCTCTACCTGTTGCAAAGCTAAGTGGACTTTGTGAATCATCAGTTACAGGATAAGAACCACCTACTCGTAGTTGTCTTTCTATTCTGTCTATTTGTTGAAAAATTTGATAAGGAACATTTGATGCTGGTTTAGATACTTGTGTACCAGGAGCAAGATAGTTTACAGCAAATCTACCTTTTCTATATTGTCCTGATTCTATTTCACCAGATATGTTTGTTTCTGTAAATACAGCATCTTCCATCGCAATAATTGACATCACATTTATTTTTGCCATAGAAGCCATTAGT